CAGATGCTATATTAGAATTGTTTAGAATACGAAGAAATATAGAAGACTTTAACAAGAAGGCTTTATATATTATGATACGAGAACGTACCGGATTGAAGACTCAGAATATTACAAAAGTAATAAACGTAATGAGACGTGATTTCATGAAAATGTTTTTAGTATATCAACAATCGGGTAGAGTAGCGCGGATTAACTAAAGAGCATATTTATAATAAAGGCTCTAAATGGATCCGAATGATTTTGAACTATTTAAGGGTACATCTTTTTCAGACTTAATGAAAGATGTATATCACAATTCAAAAAAGAAATCTAGACAGATAGACGGCTTAATACAAAAACTAGAGCCGTTAGTACGTAATCAAACAGATGCTACTTTAATTGTACCATTGATTAAAGATTACCTAGAAGTTTCAGTTAAAAATGATGATGCATTAGTAAAATTAGCATCGGTTGTACAAAGGTTATTAACAGCCGGTACTAAAGAAGAGTCAGGTGAATTTGGATTATCTGACGAAGAACGTGCTAGATTATTAGAAGAAGCTGAGCAAGAAGTAAAAACAATTCAACAGGAGCAGACTACAAATGCTGTACGGTCAGGTTCTATCGACAGATAATGCAGTTGCATATCAGCCTGTTGAAATAAATGACTCAATACATGGTATAGTCAGAAACTCTTTGCCAGGTGAAATACTAGTACGTATTGGTGCAGCCAGCACTGGTGACTTAACTAGAGAAGTATATGCATTACCATTATTTCCGCATATCACGGCTATACCGTTAGTAGGAGAATTAGTTTATTTAGTTCAATTTCCAAATGGGTTAGATACTACACAAAGTTCACGTCAATTTTATTACATATCTAATATCAATGTACAGTCGAGCCGTAATATAAATCAGCTGCCATGGCTGCATGATAAATCAACCCAAGGGTCTACTATCAATAGTGTTAACGTTACACCTAATGCTAAAGTTCCTAGTACTTATAGTTTTATAGAAAAAGATATTAAGCCATTACAGCCGTACGAAGGTGATATAATATATCAAGATCGGTTTGGTTCTTCATTACGATTTGGTAGTACAATTGATAAAAGAGCTCGTACACCAGCTGGTAGATCTGTATATACGTTTACTCCGCCATGGATAGGTAATACTATAGGCGACCCGATTATAACATTAACTGCCGGCATAAGTGATGCAGTAGAGGGGTTTGATTATACTATCGAAAGTCCTAGAAACGACCAAAGTTTAATTTATTTAACAACATCACAAAGAATTAATTTTGCAACTGCGCAACGTAATCTAGGCCCGGAGATTACATCGGGTACTAGATTTAGCAATCCCCAAATTATATTATCTAGTGATCGTATTGTACTAAATAGTAAACAAGATTCTATAATCTTAGCCGCGAACGAAACCGTTTCAATTGCAACACCTGATTGGGCAACTGATATGAATACATTCTTCACGATGGTTGAAGATATGCATACTGAACTTAAAAATTTGCATACTCAGGTTACATCACTAACTAGCCAAGTTAATACATTATCGACGGCCGTCGCAACATTTGGTGCAGCACAGCAAACAGCGGCTGCGGCAATAGTAGTCGCAGCACCGCTAGCAGTCGCTCCGGGAGCATTAGGAGTAGCTACAGCAGCACAGGCCGGCGCTATATCGGGTATTACAACACAACTAACTACAATAAAAACTAAGCTAACAGATATTGATCGAGTAATGACAAGTCTAAAGCAATAAACATATTTATAAAAAAGGAATCTTATGCAAAGTAAAACTTTTGTCAAATTGTTACGCAAATTAATTAGAGAAGAGGTTCAGACCGCAGTACGCACTGAAATGAAATCGTTATTATCTGAATCTAAACCTCATAAACAAGTTATAGATCAAGGCATTGCAATGCATAATAGTGCCGAACGTGTTGCTAAAAAACAATACGTTAAAAATGATATGTTAAATGATATATTAAACGAAACGTCTGCATTGCCTAAAGATGATTGGGCAACAATGAATTATAGATCTGAAATGGCACAAGCGTTTTCAAGTACGCCTACAGTTGCTCCTATGACAGATATTAATGGTGCGCCTGTTAACATGGCAGATGAAAATGTAGCTACAGTTGTAGATGCAATGACTAAAGATTATTCTGCATTAATGAAAGCTATAAATAAGAAAAAAGGTAAATAATATTGGCACGTACTATCTATCAATATGCACCTATTAAAGAACGCCCTGATGTAGCAGTTGGCGTATTATTGCCATTTAATAAAGCTGCAGATAGTAAAGGCGATACTAATAATTACGCATCTGGGTCTGATAGCGGATTTGGCGTATTTAATTTATCATACACCACAGAAGAACAATCGATTAGCAATCTAAAAAATTTATTACTAACGGGAAAGGGTGAGCGTTTTATGCAACCAAACTTTGGTACAAGAATACGTGAGTTTTTATTTCGTCAAATTACAGATACTACAAAAGATGAACTAGTAGAGTCGATTATAGATGATATTAATTTTTGGCTACCATATATAGTCATTGATTCAATTGATACGTATAGTGAATATAATGAATTACAATTACGTATTGCATTTAGAGTAACAGAATCTGGCGCTAATCTTGTTATTAATGTCTTCGCTAGCGAAAATGTTGTACGTGTAGCAGAACCTAAATTAAATACAGATGTTGAGTTAGTGCCTGTAGGTACATTTGGAGGATATTGATGAGTTTAGTTAAAAAGGATGTAAAGTATCTTAATAAAGATTTTGCACAATTTCGTCAAAATCTAATTAATTTTACTAAACAATATTTTCCTAACACGTACAATGATTTTAACGAATCATCGCCTGGTATGATGTTTTTGGAAATGGCGTCGTATGTCGGCGATGTGTTATCATATTATACCGATGTTTCGTATAGAGAATCATTATTACGCACTGCACGCGAAGAAGGCAATGTATTACAATTATCTCAATTATTTGGATACAAGCCTAAATTAAATGCGCCAGCTATTGTAGATTTAGATGTATTTCAACTAATACCGGCTATAGGCAACGGTGTAGATATCCGTCCGGATACACGATATGCATTATCAATACAAGCGGGCATGCTAGTTTCTGGCGAGGATGATGTAACATTTCGTACATTAGCGCCTGTAGATTTTACTGTATCTAGTTCATTTGACCCTGTAAATGTATCTGTATATGAAATAGATGATACCGGTAATGTGCAGTATTATCTATACAAGAAAACAGTCAAAGCTATTTCCGGTGAAATTGTAACACGTACTTATACATTTAATGATCCTAAGCCGTATGATAAGATAACATTACCTGAAGAAAATGTATTAGATATTGTAAGAGTTACTAGCGACGCCGGCACGACATGGAACGAAGTAAATTATTTAGCTCAAGACACTATATTCGAAGATATTGCAAATGTGCCATTTAATGATCCAGAGTTAGCTATATACCGAAGTTCATCTCCATATATTTTAAAATTACGTAAAACGCCGCGTAGATTTGTAACACGTATAAGAGAAGATTTACGTACAGAAGTACAATTTGGGTCAGGCGTTAGTTCAGATGCGGATGAAGAAATCATACCAAATCCTAAAAATGTAGGACTAGGATTAGATTATCTATCACGTACTACAAACTCCAATATCGACCCTTCAAACTTTTTATATACTAGTACATATGGGTTAGCTCCGAACAATGAAACATTAACTGTAACGTATACAATCGGCGGCGGAGTAACGGATAATGTAGGTTCGAATAGACTTAATCAAATTGATGATATTACATATAATTCATTAACAGAGTTTAATAATTTAGATTTGACATTTGTTAAGAATTCGGTTGCCGTAAACAACCCGAGCTCGGCCGTTGGAGGTTTACAAAAAGATAATGTTGAAGAAATACGACAAAATGCATTAGCATCATTTGCTGCACAAAACAGAGCTATTACTAGAGAAGATTATATTACTAGATGTTATGCAATGCCTGTTAGATACGGATCTGTAGCAAAAGCTTATATAGTAGGCGATACACAAATAGATACTTCAGATAAAGAATATCCGCAAGATGTTATCAGCAATCCTTTAGCGTTAAATTTATATACATTAGGATATGATGCAAATGGCAGCTTTGTTGCGCTGAACGAAGTAATTAAAGAAAATTTACGTACGTATTTATCTAATTATAGACTATTGACAGATGCGGTAAACATAAAAACTGCATATATTGTTAATATCGGCGTAGAGTTTGAAGTAATACCTAGGCCTAATGTTAGTAGTAATGAAGTATTATTACGATGTGTTAATAGATTACGTACGTTATTAAGTAATAATAGAATGCAGATTAATGGATCGATAAATATCAATAGCCTTATATCTGATCTAGATAAATTAGAAGGTGTACAAAGTATTCCTAGTTTAGAAATTATAAATAAGTATGATCGTAACGCCGGATATAGTGGTAATGTATACGATATTAAGACGGCTACTAAACATCAAATAGTATATCCAAGCTTGGATCCATGTATTTTTGAAGTAAAGTATCCCGCCACGGATATTAAAGGTAGAGTTGTAGGAGTTTAATAATGTATCGATTATATTTTGCAGAACGAGATACAACATTGTACGAACGGCATCCTGATCGTAATTCTGGCGGTGATCCGATATTAGAGTTAAATAAAGATGTCAGTGGTTCGTTGTTTTTAGGAGAACGTTTAGGTCAAACATATAACTCTAGAATTATATTAGACTTTGACTCTCAAATTACTGCATTAAAAGCTTCGATAGCCGCCGGCGAAATTCCTCCTATTGGTAATGGCGCTACTTCCGCATCTGCATATATCAACGTACGTGCAGCAAGTGCTGATACTTTACCTAATGATTATACAGTTTATGCATATCCTGTTTCAGAGTCATGGTCTGAAGGCGTTGGCGATTATGATGATAACCCGCCGGCGCACTTAGGTGCATCATGGTATACACGTAACGGTGCAGATTCTGCTAACCCACTACTTTGGGATACCGGGTCTGGTCATAGTAAAGGCCAAACGAGTACTAGAGTGGGCGGCGGGACATGGATAACCGGTTCTGGTTATGAAGCTAGTCAATCGTTTAATAATGCAGCAACGCCCGATATACGTATGAATGTAACGGATATTATAGCTAAGTGGGTAAACGATGAAATACCTAACAATGGGTTTATGATAAAAAGATCTACTAGCGATGAAACAAATTCGAATGTGTATGGTAATATTAAGTTTTTTAGTCGAGATACTAATTCAATATACATACCTAGATTAGAAATTGCATGGGACGATTCTACATTAGCTGGTACTGGTTCGTTTACAGAAATCACATCTGATATATACGTTCCTTATTTTAAAAATATACGTGATCAATATAGAGACACGGAAAAGGCAAAATTTAGAATTGGGGTTCGGCCAGAGTTTCCTAGTAAATCTTACCAAACTAGCTCATTCTATTTAACTCAAGATAGATTGCCTATAACATCTTACTACTCTATTAAAGATGCCGTTACTGAAGAGACTATAATTCCATTTGATATTAAAGCAACTCGTGTATCATGTGATACTAACGGTAACTTTATAAAGTTAGATTTGAATACATTTTTACCAGAACGCTTTTATAAAATAATACTTAAAGTAGAACGAGATAATGGTAATGACGTTCAAATACACGATAAAGGATATTATTTCAAGGTAGTTAGATAATGGCTAATTTCTTATCAACAAAGCCTAGAGAAGATGAACGTGATATACAACCAAATGAGTTGTTATTAGAAATTCTACGTCAAGAGTTTCCTGATAATCCTATATATCAACAAGGTAGATTGTTACAAGATGATCAACCGGATCCGGTAGTTGAACAAATTATAATTCCAGAGTTTCAGAGACCTAGTAGAAGTTCTAGGAACGTATTAAATTGTAATGTTTCAGCCGAAGAACATGTAAACTATAAGATGCGTAGATTTATACCGGCTGTAGATAATGATACGTTAGATGATTTGTTAGATGATGAATGGGAAACGTTTATAGACGACGAAATCCCAAGTATCGATATAGACGAAGATGTTACAGATAATATATTTTTAATTAATCCGGTCAATCCATTAATACCTTTAGATTATCACGATGCATATTTAACTAAAGGCCCGCAGCAAATACCAGAAACTGGTAACGTTGATGAAATATTTTGTGTTTTTTATATACGTAACAACATTGCATATCCGATACCTAATTATAAAACGTTAGAGGTAATGTTAGTTGAACGTAAATTAACATACAATGATATAAAAGAAGCTTCAAATGAACAGTTAGCTACCTTTGATATGTCATTTGATGGTATAACGGAAATTGCAAATGAAGAAGTAAATGCATTTGCTGAATTCAATGCTCGTGCAGTTACCGATCGTAGTTCAGAATGGAATCGCGATGTACGATATAAAAGCGGCT